CTACAGTTAATGATTGCCTCTTCTAAATCTGAAGAGATAGGTTCTAGCCCATGGCGTAATTGGAATTCTCTAAACATCGTCATTACCTCGATTCATAAAAACCATACCAGTTCTTTTGATGAATGGTTTTTGCTATGTACTTTATTCATATGACCACCTAAATGATCTGGCAAATTCATTAAACTCTCCTTGACGGAACTCTAATTTTTCTAGTATCTTGATAATTTCTAATGTCTTCACTATAATCTAATACAAATGAAGAACCATATCCCTTTGACACATAAAGAAAAGCATCTTTAAAAGATAAATTCTCTAATACAATTACTCTGTCAAATGACCTCATAAGTCCTCGAGGACTATCAATGAATCTATTGGTAAGTAATTTATAAGTACCTTTCCATTTATTATTCTTATTATATTCACGAACAATATAATACATGATTAATCCTCAATATCTAATAGATCAATATCGACATCATCATATAGTCTACCACCATAATATTGTTGTTCATCATAATAAGAATACATCTGTTCAATGTATTTAATTCCTTCTTTGCGGTCCTTTGCTTCCGCAAATGAAATTACATTGTTTGCTTCTCTTTCCATGATTTCACCCTTTCACTAAAAAATTTACCCAAGATATTGTCATTTATGAAATTATCGTCTTCTAACACATTGTTTTTAAACTGTTCTTTTGTCTCAAAATACGTACTTTCGCCCTTTGTGATACATAGATGCAAAATCTCACGTTTAAATGCTGATAGATCAGATGTTTTCACTAAGTCTTTGATTTCTTTAGCGGAACCGTAATATGTTTTCCAATCGCTCTGAGACTTAGATCGGCGTTTGGCGCCTGGTTTCTTTCTCATAAAAAAGAAGGATTTTTTACCTATATATTTTCTACCGTCGGGACATGTTATACAATACACAAAAGCCTCATACGGCATTTTTTCATCAAAAATAAATTCTTTTTCTCTATATATCCATGGAGTATGATAAGTGTTTTTCATATATATGTCAACCAAAAAAATTGATAAATAAGAATATGAGTCGCGAGATTGCCGTCTCCACTCATTCTATAACCTAGTAAAGAGGCCACAGCTATGTCTATTTATCAATCATATACTTATCTTATCGGATGGTCAGTCCGTAATAAATGGTATTATGGTGTAAGGTATGCAAAGAATTGTAATCCCAAATATTTATGGATCACTTATTTTACTTCATCCAAGTATGTAAAAGAATTCAGGAATACATACCAGTGAATATTTTTGCTCGTTCTTTGAACTCTAACTCTTGTACGTGTACCATGCAAATATTTATGAAATGCTAGGTATCGAGGTTCTCATTACGGTCCTTGTAGTTCCAATCATCGGTGTGTGCTACGGACCATTTTGGTGTATTTTCAACTGTGTAGTTTTGAGTACAGACTTTGAAGTCTGGAGTTTTTCTTTCTGTAGGAACTAAACTTTGATCAGTCCAAACAATTCTATTATTTGGTTGTGCGGCAAATTGACCGTTTTTTAATTTGATAAAGTTAAATGATTTGTGTTCTGGGTCGTGTTCTGAAAAGTTTACGTTTAATGAATTATTATCTCTATGGCAAGTATCAAGTGTAAACAGATATTCGCCTTTGTGCATTTTGCGATCTTTACCAAAGAACTCACAATCGCATAGCATAGGTTTTTTAATTACTGTGATGTCGTAATCAAAACAATCCCAAATTTGTAATGTGTCTAGTGGAAGTTGATTTTCTTTGTCGTAATCTTCTTTCCAAACAAATGCACTAATAGGTAGTTTGTCGTATAATGCACCGTACTCAGTTAATAGTGTTTCAATGTATAGTGCTTTACTTTCTATGCTTCTAATAGAAATCCAAATGCCAGGAGTTAGTTCACCATGACCTTTTTGGTGGTCGTAGAGGAATTCTTTTTTTACGTAAACTTCAATAGGCGGTAGGTTATGAACTAAAAAAGCCATACAACTCCTCTTTGGTTAATACTTAATACTAGAGTTATTTATTCGTCAATATACTCTTCGTCAATAGTTTCTAAAACTAGTTCTGTTCCACAAAATGGGCAATATTGAATATCGTCTTCTCCATTTGATATAATGACAAAATTTGAATCACAGTAATCACAATAGATTTCGTCTTCTGTCTTCATATTAGTCCTTTCTGAATGTATAGAATTTTTTTCGTACTTCTAATAAATTAATGATATAATCACGTTCTTCATTAGTATATAGTCTCCAATTAGAAATTTCCTCAGGTGTCCGTAAACACCCGAGGCAAAATCCCTTACATTCTGACAACTTACATACTTTAACACACGGACTTTTCAACGTATTTCTCCGTGTAATAATCATAGTTATTCCATAAATTCTTTAATCTAATTAACCAAGATTTAAATGAATACCAAGTCTTAAATTCTCGATTGAGCAAATTATAACGAATTTGTTTCCAAATTTCAGTTCTCATACCATTGTAATATTCTGAATCATATCTTTTATTTTTACTCATTATTATCTCCATCTATTAAATCCGCTAATATATGACCATGACATAAATTAGGAACACAATAACATCCTAAAGTTTTACCTCTTAACTCATTTAAATCATTCAATAATTTTGGTTGTGTCATTATCCATTCTTTATATTTTTGGATAACATCATTTCTATTACCATCTTTGCCAATAATGAAAGGATTGCCCCATTTGGAGGGGCGCCCTATGAATACGTCATAGGAATCCTTTCGTATATTGACAACTTTAGTAATCAATCTTAAATTATCTCGCATCCGGAAGAAGCCGAACAAGCCAATTCTTGGCTTCCTACTGTTTGGTCACCTTTTTCATAGTTCTGTAATATAGACCAATCAACCTTTTTAGGCATTTTAGCTAATAGTTCTTCATATTGTTCTTTAGTGCAGTCTTGATATGGTGCTTGTCTATAAATATGATCACTAAATGGTAAGAATGAAACACCAGACATATAGTCGAAGTTTTCGTATACCCATGCGCCTACTTCCATCCATTCATGTTCTTTTACTGAAATAGTGACAGATGGCTTATGTTCACACCATTCTAATTGATAGAGTTTCCATAATTCAAGTTGTTCAATTGCAGACATATCATTACGGAAAATTGAATTGTTTGGTGCTTTCATTGGAAATGAGAATACGTATGTATGCTCTGGTTTCATTACATCGTCTTCGAAAGGAAAGTTCATATCAATCATCATTTTAGCTAATGGGTCTTTTTTATCTGCTCTAACTGTACGAATATAATATGGAGCATGTCGAGCATGAATACCACTTGCACTATCAACCAATTGACTTACAGTACCACTAGGCTTTACACATGTAATTGCAACAGACTGATTAATACCTAATTTTTCTGCCCATACTCTATTTGTTTCAATTGCAATTTCACGTAGAAGTTTTAATGTTTCTCTAGTAACAGATTTATTCTTACCATTAGTTAATGCATTATCTAGAATACCAGTTAATGAAACTCCTAATAGTCGTTCCTCTTCACAGTTCTCTTTCCATTTCTTTGAAATATATTTGAAATTTGTAAGAGTTGATTGGAAAGTACCAATGATTGTAGCCATTTTGACTTTTTCAATTAAATCATTAATACTATCAGTTGGTCTAATTACAACTTCTGATAGATTACAAAACTGCATTGAACGAAGAATAATTTCTGAACATGGATTAGTTCCAAACTCAATCAGTTTATTAGCAATTTCAAATACTCGGCGACCATTTCTCTTAAGATGTTTAATTACGCCATCGCGATTGAAAATACCTCTTTCACCAGATTTTGAATTGTATAATGAAAGCCATTCTTCCATGAAGATACCAATATCAGGTTTCTCATTATAGCAAGCAGAATTATTAGCTAATGCTCGTTGTGAATTATCATTCCACCATTGACCAGACTTAGCTAATCGCATTCTATCATCTGATAGATTTGATAATGAAATAAGAGCACTTCGGCGAACTCCACCAACAACTACAATCTCAGCAATCTTACAAACAAGATCATGACATTCAATAGATGTTAGTTTACGACCAGCAGCATTCTTAAATAAATTAATTGTAAATTCAAATAAATCACGAAGTGGTCCTGGTCCAGAAGCCCTACCACCAAATGTTTTCAAAGGCTCTCCAGCACCTCTTACTTTACTAGTATCATATCCTGGAATTTGTCCTTGATAAAGTAATGCAACTAATTCTTTAAATGCTTTTGCCCATCCAATTTTACTATCAGCAACTACAATTGTAGTATCAGTATTATGAAACTCTTCGGCGATAACTGGCAGTTTAGAAATAAATTGGCGTTCAACTGAAAAGCCGACGCCTGTTCCATTCATTAGGATATATAGAATTTCATCAAATGATTGTACTCTATCAATTGCTACGAAAGAACAATTGTATCCAGCAATGTTATCCTTTTCTAATGCGGGTCCTGCTGTCATAAGACAACGCATTGATGGCATTACCTTTAATGAAAGTACCGCCTCTTCCAGATATGAACGATCTTCAATTGATAAATCATAATTTACTTGTGATTTCAAATGTTTAGTGAAGAAATCAAAATATCGAGAAACAGTTTCTGGCCATGTTTCTCGTCTTCCTTCGTTCCATTTAAATCTACTATAACGACTCAAATGGATGTATTGTTGATAGTCTGTTGGTAAGTGATTAGACATTCGTACTCCTTTAATTCTTTATTTTTTGTCATCGATTAAACCAAATGATATGAGTGCAAGTTGGATCAAGATTTTCAATTTCACTAGAAGAAATTTCTGGACCTACTTTATAGTTTGTTCCATCAAATAAAACTTGTTCTCCAAAACCATCATAATCAATAAAAACACCATACCCAACAGCCTCTTTCCAATCTTCCACAGTCATCAGGTTGCCAAAACATGGCATTCCTTCAATATTCTCTAGACCCCATTGGAACAATTCATTATAATGTTTTTCTTCTTCTTCACAATAAGAATCATATTCAGCTTCCCATTTTGAAACTTCTACATTATTAAAATCAATCATGTTTTTTTCTCCATTGCATTAATAATAGATGGAAATTCTTTTGCAACAATTTCCCAACATTTCTCAGCAATAATACGATGTTCTTTTTGTGTACCATTACCCATTCTAAGATCACAATAATGAACCCATGAGCGTAGACTGCCTTTCATATACATTCGAGACATGGTCATACCT